AAAATGTTAAATACGGCGAGAAAACAGTTACTGGTAGAGTAATTGGTCGTAACAAAACAGTAATACCAGAAGAGCAAGTGGCTATGCTTAGCCAATATCACTGCACCAATAAAGAAATGGCAGACTTTTTTGATGTGCCATTACAAACCTTTGTGGATAACTTCCGTGATATTATCACAAAAAATAGAATCATTACGAAGCAGAGATTGCGTAAAGCACAATTGGATCTAGCTCTAAATAAACATGATAGAGTTATGCTGATATGGTTAGGCAAGCAGATGTTGGGTCAAGCAGAGAATCCAATATCAGAAGAAAGCAATCAAGTGTTACCATGGCTTGATGAAGAATCAGCAGATGAATAGATATATAGAAAACAGATATGAAGTTAACAGAACCTCAAAAGGATATACTGAACAACCCTGCACGATTTAAAGTTGTAGCAAGTGGTAGACGTTTTGGTAAAACATACGCCAGCATAGCCGCATTGGCAAAACACAGTCGATATCCCAATTCAAAATGCATGTACATTGCACCCAGTTATCGTATGGCCAAACAGATTGTGTGGGAAGATCTCAAGTTAATGCTGAAACAAAGACGTTGGGCAAAACGCATTAATGAAAGTGAATTAACCATCACATTGGTAAACAACAGCCAAATAATGTTGCGTAGTGCTGACAATCCTGATTCAATACGTGGTGTTGGTTTAGACTTTGTGGTTATAGATGAAGCCGCAGACATTGACAACAGTGGTGAAGCATGGGGTGCAGTTATACGTCCCACGTTATCCGATCGTGAAGGACATGCTCTCATTATAGGATCACCCAAAGGACGTAATTGGTTTTATGACTTATATCAAAATGCCAAACACTATGAAGATTGGCACAGTTGGCAATACACCACTGCAGAAGGTGGCAATGTAAGTGAAGAAGAAATAAATCAAGCACGTCAAGACCTAGATGAAAGAACATTTCAACAAGAATACCTAGCACAATTTGTTAATTACAGTGGCGTTATATATTATGCATTTGGTGAACACAATATTAAAAGTATGCCACAACCAGCAGACTTGCGAACACCACTACACATAGGCATGGACTTTAACATTGATCCAGGTTGTGCTGTTATTGGATATCAACACAGAGAAGGCATACACATATTCGATGAACTGGAAATATATGGCACTGACACCGGTGAAATGAGCAGAGAAATACAACAGAGATATCCAAATAGAAAAATCATTGTGTATCCAGATGCCGCTGGCGCACAACGCAAAACAAGTGCAGGTGGAGTTACTGATCACATCATACTTAAGAACAGTGGCTTTGAATTAAAAGTGGGCAGTATCAATCCTTCAGTGAAAGATCGCATCGCCGCGGTAAATAGTGTGTGTAAGAGCAATGACGGTGTTGTGAAGTTGAGTGTAGAACCCAGTTGCAAAAAAACAATTGAGTGTTTACGCAAACAGGTTTATAAAGAAGGCACAAGACAACCAGAAAAGTCAGGCTACGATCATATGAATGACGCACTGGGTTATTTGATCAATCATTTATATCCATTACGTCAAAACGTTAAGCCTGCACCCGTTGGTGGTATTAGGCGACAAACAGGAGGCCATTACAGATGAGATATACCAGACTTATAGTGAACATACTAGAACCCAAACAACAATATCTGTTGGACTTTGTTGACCTTAATCTAAAAGGTTGTCAAAAGCAACTGCAAGATTATTTGCGTAATTCACCTACCGGCACAGACTACATGCATCTACAGTGTGTGTATACCAAAAGCAGAAAAACAAAGTATGCACCAATGATGCACCCTACCAGCAACGTGGTAGTGAATATAGGAGATATAAATGAGAATCGATAAACCAAAAGCAAAAACAAAAAACCTTAACACATTCAGTCTAATCAGTGCAATACTACTGTGGGGCATGATTGTGGGACACATCAGTTGGTGGGCCATGTTAGCATTCATACCCAGTGTGATTGTGGCATTTGGCAGTGAGGTAGAGTATGACAAACAGTAAAATTCCAAAAGAAGGATCAAAGGCTTGGCAGAAGAATGAAAAAATTATCAATAATAATTCTGCACTAAAGCAAGCCAGAGATATCAGTCAAGGATTAGAAAAGCCAGCACACAGATACACTAGTTCAGGTGGCAAAGGCTCAGCACCACGTCCAGGAGCATACAGTCAACAGTACAAAGACAATTGGGAAAGAATATTTGGTGGTGATAGAAAGAATGTAAACCACAAAGAAACAGATGAAGATTAAATTACCAAACGCAGTAGAATTACAACAGATTGCAGATCAATATCCACATCCTGGTGTTAGTCTGTACAATGAATACATGGAGGCATGGAATCAGTTAGATGACACTGACCGTGCTTTACACAAGATAGCAGAAACACAAACATATTGTAATTACATCAGTGCAAAAACATATGGGCACCAAGTGTACAACATACAACAGAACAGATGAAAGATCCAGAATTAGAAATTATACCAGGCTCAGACAGCGATGTTGCTCGCAATTTAACCAGATTGACTGACATAAACCAAAACATTGTCAATGTACGCAAAGAATTTATTGGCAAACCTAAAGTGTGTCACAGCATTGCCACACAAATAATTTGGTTAAGACGCAAGCCCGGTGAATACTATCACAGAGAACAATTTTGGACACTGTTAAACAAATATCGTAGCACACTGTTAGAACATTTAGACATACGTTGGTTGTTAAGCATCTGTGATACCATTGTGGACATTGGTGACCATGTGCAAAGTGCAACAGCAATGAACATAGTACAGTGTATCAATCGTTGCAACTTAGATGCAACCCTTTTATTAAATTGCAGAGACGGTGCATTAGACAGTGCTCAATTGAGCAGAGATAGAAAAATACCTACATGGGGAGGTATGATAACAGCAGACGTACCAACAGGTGATATGATTTACAACATGCAAAAACGTTTGGACACAGTTGTAGAACGTGATCCATTACTGTGGGAAATATGGTGTGAAATAAAAGATCGTAGCAGAGATGAAAACAATGTGGTAATGAATTTTGTTTGTGCTCAAAGCAGATATGCACACCAAAGGAAATTTTTTCTATAATGTATATACCTCAACACAACGCATTCTTTATACATATTCCTAAAACAGGAGGCAACAGTGTTGAATTTTATTTTTTGCAACAAATGAACATAAAAGTCAATGATGCGAATTCTGTAAAAATATTTAATGATCATCCAGAATTAATTATAGGCAGAAAAAATGCCACAAAACAAACAGCACATTACACTGCAAAAGAATTACAAGATATCAAAGAATATGTTGACAGCACATACAAGTTCAGCATGGTAAGACATCCGGTTGATAGGTTTATCAGTGAATGCAAATGGAATCACACAGGTATCGACATTTTATGTACGCAATTAAAAGAAGGTACTAATGATAGACTGCTCAGCAGTTGGGATTATCTGTCAGTAAATGACCGATTGGCAGTAGACCGTGTATTTAAATTAGAACAAATAGAAACAATGAACAGAGAACTAAGCAGTCAATTTGGTATTGATTTTGTTTTGCCACATTATAATAAAAGCAAAGATAAAAGTATTAAATTAACCACAAAACAGTTAGATCTAGTTGCAAATGTGTGGCAAAAAGATTTTGAGGAATTTGATTATGAAATTAATTAGTGATGAATACAGAGATATATTAGCATGGGAGCATGAACACACTCCTGGTAAATGGGGACACACTGCAAAGATGTATGTGCCTGCCATTGTGCGCCACAGCCATAACAAAACAGATTGGCTAGATTATGGTGCAGGACATGGAGGATTAGGCATTGCTGTCAGAGAACAGTATGGCGACAAATATAACATTGCAGAGTATGAACCCAGTAGACCTAACAGTGTTGCTCCAGATCCAAAGCCTTATGTGGTATGCATAGATGTGTTAGAACACATAGAACCAGACTTGATTGACAATGTGTTAGACGATTTACAACGTGTAACAGTAGAACATGGTTATTTCACAATCAGTTGTAGATTGGCCAGTAAGATACTCAAAGATGGACGCAATGCACACATTCTAGTAAAGCCAAAAGAATGGTGGCATGACAAATTAGCAGAAAAATTTGATATATTGGAAGAAAGTTGGGATCCAGGTGATAAAAATTACAGAGTTGTTGTTAAAGCATTAGACTATGACAGCAATATATTAGGATATGTGGACACATTAGAATTATGAAAATTAAAACAGACCGAGTACAAACATGGGCTAGAATGTATTGGAGAACAGATCCAAGAAACAATCCGGATCAATTGGGCAACAGAGTTGTACACTTTGTTGGCCGTGATGAAGCAGACATACGTTTACAATTAGACTACTACATTGGACATCATGGTATTGTTAAATGTGAAGTAGTCAAACCAGAGGAGAGACCAAATGAGACACAGAGCACTGACTAGATATAAGAATGGTGGCAAGCATCGTGGTAAAGTTGTACCACACAAAGAAATATTACGCAGACAAGCACAAAGCCTAGGCTATCGTCACACTTTGCCACAAGCAGGCAGTATTGTGCCAGAAGTAACCAAAGAAGGTGCATTGGTACTATAAGTAACATTATCCTAACTTGTCAACAACCGAAGACAAAAAAACAAAACCCCTAATGTAGCTCTACACTAGGGGTTTTTTGTTGGTATAATACAAGTTAATTAAGGGCGTGATTAGTTCACACAGGGATTTCTCCTTTATGTCGCCCTCACATATACTTATAAAAAAAGCCCTCTGGCGAGGGCTAAAATAGAGCAAGGAATATTTAAAGGAGCATGCTCTATAATGGAACTGTTTAATCCCAAATATTAAGTTGTTTTCTATGCACAATTTCTGCGACATCAAAGCGATTTTCTAACACATCTTCCATATAATTTTTAGCAATGTTAAATGCTTCTGTATCATTATTGGCTACAAATACTGCTGTTGGACGTAGATTTGGAATTTCACATTCAAAAGCAAAAGTATATTCTATCATTACGCCGCCTCCTTATGAAAGTTCTGCTAGGAAATCGTCTAATTGAACAAACACACTAGCACACTCTTTTTTAACACTAGCAGAATTCTTGTTGGCTTTGAAATAAACAGCCATTCTACGTAATTGTGCATCTTGTGGTGCATTCATATACCACATGTCAACAATTTTTTGTTGCATAGAATCAGTAGCGCCAGCATGTGCATAAGCCTTGGCCATCATTGCGTCTAGCAAATCATAACGCTTCTTATAAGAACATGCAGATGCCATGGTATCCATATCTTTAGCCACAGCCAAATAGTCTTTTGTTCT